ATCGAACGCAGCTCACTTTCACCTCGCCAAGTTGGTGCGGTGGTAATGTCAGCCGATGATGTATCCGATTACGCTGCACTCGGAGACCTCGGCATTAACTTTGGCGCTCAAAATATCAAGGCAATGGCTAACTACGCAATGGATACCCAAAGCGATGTTACTGCTCCTTCTATTACGACTCCAGTTCAGTTCCTGCAAAACTGGCTCCCCGGCTTCGTTAAAGTAATCACTGCAGCTCGTAAAATTGACGAGCTCGTAGGTATTACTACAACTGGCTCTTGGGAAGATCAAGAGATCGTTCAGGGTCTCTTGGAGCCAATCGGTAATGCCGTTCCTTACGGTGATTACACAAACGTGCCTTTGGCTTCTTGGAATACCAACTTCGTTCGCAGAACTGTTGTCCGTTTTGAAAAGGGCATCAAAGTAGGTATGTTGGAAGAAGCTCGTGCAGCTCGTATTCGTATCAGCACTTCTGCTGAAAAACGTGCGTCTGCAGCATTGGCTCTCGAAATTCAACGTAACTTAGTTGGTTTCTACGGTTTCAACAACGGCAGCAACTTGACTTACGGTTTCTTGAATGATCCGGGCTTGCCAGCATACGTTACTGTTGCTGCAACTGGTACAGGTAGCTCAACATTGTGGTCTAACAAGACTTTCTTGCAAATCGTTGCTGACATTCGTGTTGCTGCAGCTCAGTTGCAAACTCAGTCTCAAGACACAATCAACCCTGAAGACGCAGAATTGACATTGGCATTGCCAACCAATTCATACCAATATTTGTCAGTTACTTCTGACTTTGGTATCTCAGTTCGTGACTGGTTAAACAAAACCTATCCAAAACTGCGTGTGATTTCAGCTCCTCAGTTGAACTTGGCTAACGGTGGCGCAAACGTGTTCTACCTCTATGCTGAGCACGTTGAAGATGGCGCAAGCGATGACAGCCGTACATGGGTTCAAGTAGTCCCAGCTAAATTTCAAGCCCTAGGCGTGGAAAAAATGGCTAAGGCTTACGAAGAAGACTATGCCAACGCAACTGCTGGCGTATTGCTCAAGCGTCCTTACGCTGTTGTACGTTATTCAGGCATCTAATAGAGAGGGCGGTCTTATGGACTGCCCAATCTACCTGATGTAAGATAAGACGGACGGGGGAAACCCCGTCTCTCTAAATATCAAAAAGGATAACGAAAATGGCTAAAAATTATGTGTTTTCAACACTCGCAAACGATCAGCTCTATACGAATTGGATCCAAGGCGGTGCTGACGTTCCTATTAAGGGACATTCTGTTCTCATCAAAGGTGGGACAGGTGTAGCGAATGATCGATTGATTACCCCATTGGGCGTATCAACAGAGATTACTGATTATGACCTTGAGGAGCTCCAAAAGAACCCTTCATTCAAGGCTCATGAAAAAGAAGGTTTCGTGACTGTAAAAGCCAAAAAAGCGGAAGCTGAAAAGGTGGCTGCTGACATGAACCTAAAAGATGAATCTGCTCCATTGACTGACGCAGATTATCAAAAAGAAGACGGTCCAAAAGTCGGAAATAAATAAAAATGACATCCATTACACCAACCTATGACGATGAGGCGTTTCGGAACCAGTTTCCTCAATTTGAGAATACGACACTGTTTCCACCTGCTCAGCTCGAAAGTTGGTGGACTATGGGTACTGCCTACATCAATATCGATAATAACTATCCTTGGAATTTCAAATCCAAGCAGCTTCAGTTAGCTATCGATTTGATGTGCGCTCACTTGGCAGCATCATTTTCTTTGATTAATTCAGGGACCCCGAGCGTTGTAGTTCAGGGGTCTTCTGAAGGCACAGTAAGCATTTCTTTGGTTCCTCCTCCAGCTAAAACTGCTTTTGGCTGGTGGCTGGCAACTACCCCATACGGCAGCCAGTTAAGAGCTCTATTGAGAGTGGTCGCTAACGTAGGGCTTTATGTTGGTGGAAGCCCTGAGAATCAAGGGTTCCGTAGGGCTGGTGGATTTTTTGGATGAAACAACTCAACCTCGACAAAATCATGGCAACGCTTGAGCGTGTTCCTGAAGAATTCGAGGGCATGGTAGCGCAGATTGGATTTCCTTCAGGAAATAATTACGAAGACGGTACTTCCGTTGCTTACGTTGCAGCAATTCAAGAATTTGGATCGCCAGCGTCAGGAATTCCTCCACGTCCATTTATTCAACCAACAGTCAAAGAAAAAAAAGACTCTTGGATCCAAACCATTGAAAAAAGCATTCCTAAAGTAGTTTTGGGGAAAATGTCTGCTTTTGATGTTTTAGATAAAGTTGGAATTCAAGCTGCTGCCGATATTCAAACAAAAATTTCAACCATTTATTCTCCTCCCAATGCTCCTGCAACTATCAAAGCAAAAGGATCCGCTAAACCATTAATTGACACTGGATATATGTATGCTTCAGTTCAAAATGGTGTAAATAAAGCAGGGTCTGACTTTACGGCTAAGGGCGGAAAATGAATATTCGTGGGATTGCAAACAAATTTACCCAAGTGGTAAACCCAAATCAAAAAATTAATTGGATACAGTCAAACGGTTATTTGACCGATGACGCAGGGAAACGCACCCCTAAGACGATTACTTTGACAGTTGATGCTCAGGTACAAGCTTTAAGCGCAATCGATTTAAAGCATATTGACGGGCTTAATATTACGGGTGTAATGCGGTCCGTTTATATGTATGGCAATGCTGCTGGCGTAGTCCGAGCAGATCAGCTAGGAGGCGATATTTTGGTATTTCCTGAAGTACCGGGTGGCTGCAATCGTAACTGGCTTATTACTCAAGTCATGGAAACATGGTCCGATTGGTGTCATGTAATTGTTACCCTGCAAGTAGACTGATTATGAGCGCAATTTTAGATATTAATGACCAAGACGTATTCCGAGCAATGGTTACGTTTTTCAAATCATTTTTGCCAGCTACGGTAGAAGTGGTTCAAGCTCAAGATAATCGTGTCCCAATGCCTAAAACTGGCTTTGTGGCTATGAATAACACTGGCATGGATAGGATTTCGTTTAACGTTGACAGCTATCAACCAGTGCCACAGGGAAAGACTATTCTTACCCCCACAAGATATTCAATGCAATTAGATTTTTATGGTCCCGAGTCTCAAACTTGGGCTATGCAAACTGTTGCTTTGTTTCGAGATGAGTATGCGACTCAGATTTTCCCGTCAAATATTCAGCCTTTGTATGCAGACGATCCTGTTCAAATCCCGCTTATTGATGGAGAATCCCAATATGAGCAAAGATGGAAACTGGTAGCGAGTTTACAATACAACCCAATCCTTTCAACAACACAGCAGTCAATGATTGCGGTGGAAATTGAACTGGCTCCAATCGACCAGACCTTTAAACCCTAGGAGAATTTATGAGTACCATTCCTTTTTCGCAAGTAGTCCAAGTCGTACCGTCAGTTTTATCGGCTAATGGTGTAGCAGTTGACCTTAACGGTCTTGTGCTTACTCAAAATGCTGCTGCTCCTTACGGTTCAATCCTTACATTCGCAAACGCTGCTGGCGTTCAAAGCTATTTTGGTGCTAACTCCACTGAAGCTGCTATTGCAAACATTTATTTCAATGGCTATCAAGGAGGTACTCAGCTTCCCGGTACTCTGTTGATGACTCGTTATCCTGAGACAGCGATTGCTGGCTGGTTAACTGGCGGTTCATTGGCTAACATGACCTTGGGTCAGTTGCAAGTTTTGACTGGTACTTTGTCGATTACTGTTGCTGGTGTTGTTCAAACCTCAGGAACAATTAATTTGACGGGAGCAACCAGTTTTAGCAACGCTGCCACAATCATTCAGGCTGCCTTTACAACCCCCGGTTTCACAGTAACTTATAGCTCACAAAGCTCATCTTTCGTATTTACAACAAATACGACTGGCGCAACTCAAACTATGAGTTATGCAGCTACTGGAACTTTGGCAACTGCATTGATGCTGACTCAAGCAACTGGCGCAATTTTATCTCAAGGTGCTAACGCAGCAACTCCTGCCTCATTCATGGCTGGAATTTTGACTCAGAATCAAAACTGGGCAACATTCATGACTGCTTGGGAAGCCGTATTGTCTGAAAAAGAAGCCTTTGCACAATGGAGCAACTCTGTTTCTCCACGTTGGTTATACGTTTGTCAAGACTCTGATCCTAACGTTTTGATTGCTTCTAGCACTTCTACATTCGGTGACTACTTGCAAGTAAATCAATTAATCGGCTCTATGCCTATTTTTGGTGATTACACTCATGCAGCTTTTGCTTGTGGATTTGCAGCCTCATTGAACTTCAATCGTCTCAATGGACGTGCAACGCTTGATTTCAAATCACAATCAGGTCTAGTTCCTTCAGTAACCAATGCGACCCAATACGCTGCAGTTTTGGCTAATGGATATAACGCATACGGTGCTTGGGGATCAAACAACCCTGCAAACAATGCTAACTGGTTCTTCCCCGGCTCTGTTTCAGGCAAATGGTTATGGGCTGACACCTATTTGAACCAAATTTGGCTCAATGCTAACCTCCAGTTGGCTATGGTTAACCTGTTGACTTCTGTTGGCGCAGTTCCTTACAACTCACAAGGTAACGGCTTGATCTATTCTGCTGCTCTTGATCCAATCAATGCAGCTTTGAACTTTGGCGCAATTCGTGCTGGTATCAACGTTTCTGCTGCTCAAGCTGCTGAAATTCAGTATGCTTTAGGCTTTAACGCTGCTCCAACTATTGCTTCACAAGGCTTCTACTTGCAGATTTTGCCAGCTACAGCTCAGACTCGTGCAGCTCGTCAATCTCCTCCGATCACTCTGTATTATCAGGATGGTGAAGCGGTTCAGCAAATCGTTATGGCTTCTATTGCAATTCAATAAGGATAAATTATGTCAACAATAACCTCAGCAAATTCGGTCCTTTCATTAGCGATCAACAATTATTTCCCAGTTCCTCAAGTGATCCAAGGCTATGCAGTGGATGACGCTTTTGAAGGCGAAGCCGTTCAACAGTCAGAAATCTTGATGGGCGTGGATGGCATTTTGAGCGCAGGTAAAGTATTTGTGCCGTACAAGATGACCATTCACCTTCAAGCAGACAGCCCAAGCGTTTTCTTGTTTGACGCATGGCGCAATGCTCAAGATGCAGCAGTTGACGTTTTCTCTGCAAGTGGATCTATTACCCTGCCTTCAACAAGTATGGTATATACTTTGCAAAACGGCTATTTGACTTCAGCGACTCCGTTCCCTGCAGTTAAAAAGACATTGCAACCACTCGTTTACGAGAT